TGCATTCCACGCCAAGTTCCTCACGGAAGGCGTACAGAAAGTCGATCGCCCGCTTGACCTTGTCCTGAGAGCCACCGAGATCGCAGGCACGTCCGGTGGCGTGTACGGACAGGCTGGAGCCTCCACGGACAGGCCGGTTGGAGTAGATGCCGAGCGAGCGCATCTCAAATAGGAAAGCCATTAGGGCTTGGAACTGTTTGGTGCCTGCTCGAGCACCACCAGCGATGCCGTCTCTAGTGCCGGTGTATGGCCGGCTCATGCCTGCGCTTCGAGTACCGCCAGAATGGCGGCCGCTTTAGTGCGTTCCAGCATTTCAGAACGGATCGATGCCTTACAGCGGTCGGCGTAAAGAAGCTGTGACAGCAGGGCTACGTCATCCAAGTCCTCGACTTTGGCGGCGGCTTCATGTTCGTTTTTGACGCCTCGGTACTGTTCGAGTCGTGCGGGCCATTCGGTTGGCAGGGTTGCGAGGATCGCCGTGTACATGGCGATGTTGGCGTCGTATTGGGCGACTTCTTGACGGCGTGCGTCGAGGATGGTCGGGTCGGTCATGTTTGTTTCTCCTTGTTAGATGAAATCGAGTCCCCAACCTGTACCAGGCGGGAGTGTCGCTGGATCGCTGTACTTGGTGCCAAAACCGGCCGACCAAGGATAAATAGAAATGTAAGGCGACGTATCATGTGAGACGCCGACAGCACTGCCCGTTCTGTCCCAATCGACCGAATATCCTCGACCAGTTGGCAGTGTCGCTGGATCGCTGTACTTGGTGCCAAAACCAGATGACCAGGCCCAAGCTTCAATATTTGGCGAGCTGTCAATAGCGGCGGCAATCACCGAATCATCAGGTGAGAATTTCACGCCGTTTGCGTCATTTGTTGCCGCACCTGCCGGATCAGCATATTTGGTGCCAAAACCGCTTGACCAAGCGTAAACGCTGACTCGAGGTGGTTGTTTGTGTCCTAAGGCGACATTATTGCCGTCGTTACTGAAAGCAACTCCATAACCGTTACCTATTACTAGGCTTGCCGGATTAGCGTATTTTGTGCCAAATCCGGCGGACCAAGGCCATGCGCTTATATAGGGAGAACTGAAGTGTGCGACGGCAACGTCGGTCCCATTTGGTGTGAATCCAATATCTCGGACTTCGCCTGGAGCTGAGGATGCAGGTGCGGCGTATTGTGTCCCAAACCCTGGCGACCACGGCCATGCATTCAGATATGGGCTTGAACTATGCCCGGAAATTATGTCTGCGCTGTCGGGTGACAGGGCAATTGCACGGCCTTCTCGAGTTGGTACAACAGCCGGATTGGCATATTTAGAACCAAAGCCAGGTAGCCATGCGTGGCCGTTCACTCGAGGCGAGTTGATACTTGGGTGAACTACTGAATTGCCATCGGATGCAAATTGCACACGATACGGAAAAAACACAAATCCCGAAGCTGGATTAGCCCATTTTGTGCCAAAACCGCTGACAGGATCCCACGGATAGACCGCTTGATATGGCGAAGATTGAGCGGTCATGATGACCTGCTGTTCAATTGCTGAAACAGAAGCGGCCGCTGCCTTGAACGCCAAAATCATGCGCTGAGATTCCCGAAGGCAACCCATTCATTGGTTGCAATTTTGAGTAGACCTGCCACGGCATACTGTCCAGCGATTTTCAGTTTTGCTCCGTTAGAGCGGACGTCAACGCCGGAGTCAGGTGTGATGGTGACTTGACCGGCTCCGCCTTGATAAAGCAGAAGCTGCGATCCGACAGGGAAAGCAACCGAAGCGTTGGTCGGCACTGTCAATGTGATTGCAGCTGCGTTTGACAGGCTGACGACTTTGGCGACGTCGGTGAGGGCCAGCGTATAGCTGGTGCCGGTTTGGGCGTTGAACACGCCGAAGGCGATGTCGTTGACACCTTCGGTGATCGAGTTGACGTTGGCGGCCGTCAGGACGTCGCCGTCGATATAGGCCTCGGATAGGGGATAGGTAGCCATGGTTCTCCTTACAGGGTATTCGTTCCAAGTACCCCGAATTCACTAGACCCGAGGATAAATGCGGTGGATAGAGGGTAAGCGGTGGTGAATTGGGTGATCCACCGTTCGGGGGTGATGTCGTGCTGGTGGCCTTGAACTGTCAATCGCAGGCTCAGATTGGTGCCGCCGGCCATGTTCTTTTCGACGATGATGGGGGCACCTACCTCGAGGGCAAGGCCGGGTTCGACTCGGTTGGTGTCTGATGACAGGTCAAGGGTAAGGCTGTCGATGCGAAGCCGGACTTCTTTGCGGTAGTTGAGGATCTGATTGGCTCGACTAAGGGTCGTCGAGTTGTTTTTGATGTAGAGGCCGGACTTGTAGTACGAGCGCAGGAAGTATTCGTCGATTGACGCCGAGTCGGACACTGTTTGGGTGGTGCCTGAGTCTCGGGTGAGGCTGACCTGGTTGGCGAGTTCGGTGTCGTCGTAGGCGATGTCGATGGCCTGGTATTGGATGTTGGTGCCTTCGTCGTCGAATTCGTAGGCGGTGCTGGCCGCCAAGGTCGACAGGGTCGCTCGGCTGTAGAAGGTGGCTTTGCCGTCGTGGTCGATGAAGAATGAGCCAAGGTCGCTGAAAGCGCAGTTTTGGATGGCTGAGAGGGCTGAGCGGATGCCTCCGGGGTCGTTCTCGAGCTCGGTGTCGCCGATGTCGATGTTGCGTTGGGTGGCGGGCCAGTCGATGGCGTCGAGGATCTGGTTGATGCGTTCGCCGGCCAGGTCGCCGGTTGCAGCTGCGGGCAGGTCATCGATGTTGGCGAGCGAGAGGAGTCTCATGCCGTCGACGCATTGAAGTGTCACGATGCTGAAGTCGACGGATTGGTCGGCCCATTCGTAGTCCCAGGAGGTGATGTAGCCGGAGAAAAGGCTGTAGGTAGTTCCGTTGTAGCTGGTTTGGATTTGTACTTGGCGCATCGGTTTGATTTCGCCGTAGTACGGGCTGAACTGATTGTAGGGGTTCCAGTCGCCGTTGAAGTCATAAAACTGGATGATGGCTTCGCCCGGTAGGTATTCCTCGAAAAGTCGATCTCGGCCATGTCTCGTGGAGATGCGGAATACGTCAGTGGAGACGTCGACGACTTGCACGGCTGCGGAAGCCAGCACGTTAGTGCCGAGGATGCCGTCCAGTGCACTGCCCAGAATGAAGGGGTCGCCGAAGGAGGCTCCTGTGCCGAGCCGGATCTTTACCTCGGGCGTGCACGGGAGCGTCATGAGTTCGAGTAGACCAGTCCTGCGCCGTTGCGCTGCGAGTTCACCAAGCCCTTACGGACTGTCTCAACGAGATCGTTTTGGGAGATAACGGACCCAGCCACGTTCACTGTGACGTTGCCGGACATCGGTCTGGCGGCTGACAGGGTTGCCATGCGGTTTCGGCCAAGCACCTCAGACGGTGTTTCACCAGGGCCGATCGGAACACCAGAAACAGTAGGAAGAAAATCGACGTTTCGGGTTCGAGCTAGATGGTTGAACGTAGCCTCGATCTCATCCAAATTGGCACGATCAAGGTTAGCGATCATCTCAGTCTTTTTTTCCTCGGGAATTTCGTCCATTTTGGCGATGTACTCTGCGACCTTGAGACGGGCTTCATCGGTCTCTCGCTGAGACTCACGCAGGGCCTCAGGTGTGGCCTCGAAGAAAGCGTCGATGGCGGCTTCCTTGGCGTCCTCGATTGCTCCGATCAGGTTGTCCCATTCACGACGATCGTCGACGTTGTCTTTCAGTTCAGCCAGGGCTTCGTCGGAGTCCTTGAGAGCTTCTGTAAGTTCCTCGGTTTTGTCGGCTGCGATAATCATTTGACGGGTGCCGTCACGCCATGCACGTTCGAGTTCGTCGACGCTGAGCTGATTGTCCTCGGCGGCGTCCTCGTTGTCACCGAATAAATCGTTGAGTTCGCCGATGATTGTTCCGGTCGTCAAAGAGCTGAGACCGAGTTCATCGAGTTTTTGTGAGAGGAGTGGCAGAGCTCCTCGACTGCCTGCTGATTGCATTGCCTGGGCGTCGATCTTGCCCAGTAGATCCAGCAGAGGTGTGGCGGCATTGAGAAGTGCTGTGAAAGCCGGAATGAGTGCCTGTCCAAGTTGCACTGAGATGCGTGCGAAAGCATCGCCGAGTTCGTCCTGGGCTTGACGCAGATCCTTGGCTTTCTTGATCTCGTTTTCGTCGATGACCTCGAAGTCCTTGACGCCTTGAAGGGAACTGGTGATTTCATCCGAGCTCATGTTGATCAGTTCAGCGGCGTCCATCCAGCCTCGACCGAACAGGTCGGCCCGGTATTTGGCCTGGGCGACAGGATCTTCGAGGCTGTTGATGGCGTCGTTGACTCTGAGGAAGGTTTGCTCAAGGTCGGCTGTGCCGTCGGGCCCGAAAGCGATTTCGACGCCGAGTTCCTTGAATGCTGGGAGTTGGTCGGTGGCGGCTTTGCCGAGTCGATTGAAGATCTTCACCATGGACTCGGCCTGGATGCCGAGGTCGCCGGTGTAGCTCACCCACTGGCTGGATTGATCGAGAGTCAGGCCGGTCGTGTTGCGAAACTCGTCGACTGACAGTGCGAGGTCTTTGAAGTCGCCAATGGCTTTGGCTGCGAAACCTGCAATTGCAGCTCCGGCTCCTAGGGCCATGGCTCCAGCATTGGCTTTGACGCTGTCCAGGGCGACGCCTGCGCCGGCCTTGAACTTGCCCATGCCACCTTCGGCTTCGGCCACCTTGGATCGGAATGTGTTGAATGCGCCCTGAGCTGACTTCAAGCCCTGATCGGCAAACTCGGTGATGATGGGGATGTTGATTGCCATTAGAAACTCCGATAGGTGTTTTTCAGGTCACGATTCATGATCTGCTCGACACGTCGGATAATCGGCATCATGTCTTTCTGCACTTCTTCGATCTCGTTTTCGGCTGTGCGCCACATGAATCTGGACGGCGGGCCAAGGCGTGCCGTGAGTGCTCGTGAGAAGTTCGGCCGGCGTCGGGACTGTGGTGCTCGAGACTGACTGCCTCCAGCTTTTCCGGCCATGTCGGTGATGGCGGTCGGGGCGTCTTTGGTGGTGACTCGGACGACGTTGATGGTTGAGCGACCTGGACGGTCGACGTGGCGTCGTGGCTTTCGGGTGTCGAGCTTGACGGCCACTTTTTTGCGGTTCTGCCATCCGGTGCGCCCAGAGTGCACCATGCCTGATAGCGGGGCTTGTGCGGGCACTGAGGCGGTAATGGCGTTAGCCAGAGGCTGAACAACCTTGCGGATGTCCTTGCGGATTTCCTTGGATAGCTCCTTGTCGAGTTTGTTGAGATCTCGGAGCGTTTCCTGTAGGCCGACGACTTGGGCTTTCATGGTGCTCCTTTCTGATCTTCCTCGACGAGCATCCTGACCATCTCCTGCACAATCGCCGTGGGGCTGTCAAGCAGCTCTCGAGGCGAGATGCCGGTGCGGAGGGCCAGGGATGCGATCAGTCGGGTTGCTTGTCCTTTTTGCGTGCTTTTGGGATGAAGTCGACATCTCCCAGAGTGTCAATGAACTGCGGCCAAACTTTGACGGTGACGCCACCTTTGCGGAGGGCCTCGTAGGCCAGGTAGGCGATCTGCTTGAACTTGACGTCACGCACCATGGCCTCCATGGCCTGGCCTGGGTGGTGATCTTCCCAGGCGCAGGCGACGGAGTAGCTGACGGTGACGGTGTGTTCACTGCCGTCGGAGAGTGTGACTTTGAGGTCTGTTCCAATCATGCTGTCGGGCTCCTAGTTGGATCAGGCTGTGGCTCGGGCCCAGGTGCCTCCGGTGAATGTCACCGTGACCATGGACAGGTCGCCGACGGTGCCGGTGATCGGTGTGAAGTTGGTGAGGAATGCACCGGTGATGGTGTATTCCGGGTTTGAGACTCCGGGGCTGGTGCCGTCGGGGTAGATCTCGAGCGTGACTGCGTCGTCGCCGACGATGGCCTCAAGCGAGGCTTCGACTTCGGCTGCGCCGTAGCTGTTGAACAGGGTCATGGTTGCGTCGACTGACTGGAGGCCCTTGGTGTAGCTCCGGCCGTTGGCTCCCATGGCGGTTGTCTCGAGCTGGTCGAAGCCGACCGTGAGGGTCACCGACTGAACCTGGTCGGACAGGTCGACCGTCGAGTTGATGACGACGGCCGCATTCTTGAGTGCGATGGTGGTGGTTGCCACTGGTGCTCCTTAGGGGGTTGTGTGTGTGCCGTAGCGCACGGTGAGGTCGTATGCGGGGAGTTCCTGCGTCCCGATTTGGGCGAGGCTCGGTGATCCGGCCACGACGGCCAGGTCAGCGACTTGGATGAGTGT